CCTCTACTTCCGCACCGATCAGAGCAGCGAACTCCTGCCGCCCCAAGTGCGAGGCCTCAACAACATTGTGTGCCTCAACCAAAACCATGCGCTGGATCACACCCTCGCAAGTTACCTCATACGTTTTTAACACTTCTTGGCCTACCTTTCTTGGCTGGTTTTATGGGCGGGAGGTCCGCGACCAGCGCGTCAGGGTTTTTGTGTTTATGTCTTGCATTGACGCCGAGGTTACGAAGCAATTCGTCCCGCAGGTCCAGAAGATCATCGTCGGATTGAATTCCTTCGATACGGTCTATCATATAGTAAATGCACACTCTGTCATCGATCATTTGTCTTCCTTTCTTGGTAAATGGTAATTCTTTTTAACGCCGAATGCAGGGTGTCCCGCCATGTAGCCGTGAACATATGTCATCCAGCGCCCGTCTTTTAACACTGACTTTGGGTGGTCTTTCTGAGCGTTCTTCCAATGCCCGCGGCGGAAGTGCCTTGCTTGCCGTGTGCCGCTTCCCTCGTTGTATTCTTTTTGCTCGACTTCACTGCCGACATTCCACGAAACCATGTTCCAAGAGTCTGGCGAGAACCGTCCGATTGATTTTTTAAATCGGGCTCTCTTTAACGGGCTCACATCCTTTTTCGTCTGCCTTACAAAACTGGGTGTGTTAATAGTTTGAATTAATCCGCAAGCCATTCGACAAACCGTGTAATTAAACAGGTTAATTGCGTCATTCTCTTCTTCGTTAAAAAGAACGCGCGTGTTAGCTCCCATTACATTTTCAACCCACGTCTCTTTAACTATGTCTACAATTCCACAAAAAGTTAGTGAGGCTTCACCCATCAATCCAGTTGGAGACAAAAAGTTGACTAGGTAAATTTTCCCATATTTTTCGTCTTCTGTACCTATGCCCGGATCAAGGGGGGAGCACATTATTAGCCCGTCTGGAACAACTTCCAGATCGTTTTCTAGGATTTTAAAATCAGAGATGTATAGTCCTACAAAATGCGCGGGTAAAACAGCATCCTTTGATGGCGGGACATCTGGGTCTGGGTACATCTCTGAAAGATTATCATAAACATAATCCTTGATTTCGTTGCAATCAAAGTACTGCACCTTTTGAACCATTAAGTGTGCCCATTGATGTGTTGAAAAGTCTACGTCAGCCGCTTCAAAAACATCATGTAGAACCTGTTTTGGCGGGTGTTGTCTAAGAGATCGTACAACTTCTCGTACAAAATACAGCATGTCCTGACGCTTCTTAGGTAGAACAATTCGTTCGCGGTTAAAAAACGGCCCGGACTTAGGGACGGTCTTGTTCTTTCCAAGCCTGCCATGCCCCCGACCGCTCATCTGAGGATGAGGCCGCATAGAGTTTTGCAAGTTAATTTGCTCGGCAACGGTAGCGCCTTTAAGGCCTGTGATTTTTGTGATGTCACTCATCCGCACACTCCTCACAGACAGTAGCGTCCTCGCCCATGATCAGCGTAACCCACTCGCCGCAACCACACAGCCGCTCAACCTCGCCGCCGCCGCCACAAGCATCGCAAGTCTCCAACTCACAATACAACTCACCAATGTCACGACCCGCATTGTGAGGCATCGCAACCTCAACCTCCACGGCCCCCTCACCATGGCACTCGGCACACTCGTCCATGATCGGCGTCTCCTGCAACCGCATGAACTCCTCTTTCATCTTACCCATCACCAATTCTCCCTAAACACCTTGCGAAATACTGCGTCCAACAGATCTTCCATCTCACGCTCAGTCATCTTTACCCCTCCCATTATCTTTCCATGTCTCATGGGCGCGGACACCCATCTGGTAAACGAGTTCCCCTCGTAGGTCCTCGACACCCACATCGCAGAACACATCGACATCAGGGTTCATCTTGATGTCCTCCTCAATCCTCTTTGAAATCTCGTCCAGCCGCTCCACGACCCAATGCATGCATACAAGATTATACCTCATCGTCTTGTCCTTTCAGTTCTATGAGGGTGGTGCGTGTAACTTTTCCCATGCGTGAAACAATTTCCGTAAGATCAGACTGTGAATAGCCATTGACCATGCTTTCTGGGGCAAGTGCATTAATTACAACAAGTGCCCCCACCGCCTTCGACAGCTTGGCTTCCAGTTCCTCGATGCGGCGTTGCCCTACCTCACGCATCTTCTGCATGCCTGCTCGGTATCCCTCATCATAAGCATAATCACTCATCACACCGCCTCCTCTTCATGGACGATGGTCCAGTTAGACTCCTCGCCATCTCTGTACGCACCCTCAAAGTTCATGCCCTCGTCCTGATAATCAGCCTGAACCTCAATGCCCATCGCATGAAGACGATCCCACACAGGAACAGGCGGACCCCAAGCAGTCCAACAACGGAACGAGAACCACGCAACCTTCTTATCATCCGAATACTCAAGACCATCTTCGTCAATGTCTGAACCGCAGACATCCCACTTCGTACCCCAGTTCTCGCACCTCCACTTATACCACTCAGGCAGCACCTGATCCGGCTGCGTCTCCTTGGCCCACAACTCAAACGGCATCGGCGCAATCGTGTTGCAAAACTCTGGCTCCGACTTCGATAGCGCCAGATGTAGGTGATGGATCAAATGGCATGGGCCCCGAAGGTGCACTTGTTGATAACAATGATTAGGCATTACAAAACACCTCCCGTTTTAAACTGTATGTATTGTGTTACGTTATCTTCGATCTCGTTATTGAACTCGGCAAACATGCGGTCAGCAACCGAGGCGACCTGTGCCACAAAGACAGGCCAGTCTTGGTCCCCCTCCCAACAGAAGGTCGCAAGCGCAAGAGTCCGAGTATAACTGCTTTTGTCTCCACGTTCTGGGGTGGTTTCAACGATCTCAACCTGTGCCGAAACACCGTCTACCATGTAAGATGCAGAATGATTAGGCATTACACTTCCTCCACGACTTGAATATAAGTGTCAGTGTCCAACGAACTCTTGTGGCACATCTCATCGAACACCGAAGCAGGGCCCTCGTTGCTGATGTACTCTATCAACTCATCACCCTCTAAATGAGCAGGAACCTCGCACTCAGGATACCAAACCTCTTCGCGCACTACTTGGAACTTAACTGTTTTCATCATGATACAAACTCCAGATCAAAAGAATAATAAGGCTCAACATAACCCCACTTGCAGTCACTCGGGATCTGCATCGAAGCAAACACAGCCCACTCATAAGGCCCCGCCTCTAAGCTCACAGCCCAATTGGCCTCATGACCATGAGCCTTGCGCTGCTCCGGGGTCCAGAAACCAACCTCAGTGTCAGGGTTCATGCCAACCTTGCGACACCACTTACACAATGCTCGGTGCAAGGCCTTCGCTGCACCAGCCTTGGTCTTGTAGGACGCAGGGTCCCAGTCCAAGGTCATCGTGCCATCTTCCATACAATCTACAGTAAACATTTCTAGTCCTTTCGTAATGTTGAATGGTTGTAGAGTATCAACAACAGGGGAAGGGGTCAAGAAAAAATATTTCAGGGGCTGTTTACGCTGTATACACATTTTCGCTAGATATTTTTAAAAAAGCCCAAAAGGAAAAAGTTTTCGTGTAAATCTTGTAAACAGCGTAAACAAACACACTATAGTTGAGCCGACTGTTTACACCTGTTTACAATAAGGCCCTATTGTTTACGTTTCAGCCTCTGAAATTTCTCAAGCAGACACCGGACATGGTGTTGCTGGTCTACAACCTCGGGGGGAAACAGCGTAAACAGCGTAAACATTTGTAAACAGCAGCGGCCCCCTTGAACAGGGCGATCCTGTTGTTGTATTGTTGTTGAAAACATGGAGACCATTCATGCCGTCGATTAAGAAGAAGATCGAAGAAGAACACGGGCGCAAGCTCACCAATAGACAGATGACTTTTGCACAGAAGATTGTCGAAGGCATCTATTCCAACGCTGAGTGCGCCCGAAAGGCGGGATACTCGCACGATGTGGCCCCGAAACAGGCATCCATTCTGTTAAATGGTAGGGATTACCCTCATGTCTTGGAATACATCACCGAGCTTCGACAGGAACGAGAGCGCCGCTATGGTGTGACCACCATTGGTCAGCTTGAGAGGCTGCACCAACTGTCTCTTGGAGCGGAGGATGCTGGACAGTTTTCGGCTGCTATCAACGCGGAGAAGATACGCTCTGCCCTTGGTGGTTTGACCATCGATAGGCGTGAGACAATCAACACCATCGATCAGCTTTCTCGGGACGAGATTACCACCCGACTTGCTGCCTTACAGAAGCAGTATCCCCAAGCCTTCCAGATCGAAGGGACATACAAGGATGTGACCAATGAGCAAGGGACCGGAGGCGAACTTCTGGACGCAATTGAGGCAGAACCTGCCGAAGAAGTGCTTCGCAACGCGGATTGAGAACAAGCATGGAGGGGGTGTTCCCGATGTGCATTTAGTTTGGGATGGGTTG